TGGTGGTGGTACAAAAGTATATGAGAAGATGGTTCCTTATATAGCGTATGAGTATTATGGTTCTATATCAGGAAACTTTGATGGTACAGGTGCAGGATTAGGAGATTGGGAAAAAGTTTATTTGTGTAATGGTGGTAATGGCACTCCTGATAAAAGAGGTAGAGTGGCAGTTGGTGTAACAACAGGAATGGGTGGTGGTCCAATGGCTTCTGCTGTAAATCCTGGAGGCCTTAATCCAAATTACACTTTATACAGCAATTTTGGATCTAATGGTGTACAACTGAGTGAGAATCAACTTCCAAATCATACACATAACAATACAGTTAATTCAACAATCACCCCAAATCCTCATTCTCATTCTATATCTACAGGAGATTCTTATACAGGAAGTAGTGAAAGTGGAAGAAATGGTCAAGGACAGGATAGTAATCCTAGAAACAATAGAACAACAGGTTCAGTAACTTTAACCGTAAATACAACTATAGTAAATGCTGCTATAGGAAGTGGAGAATTTCATCCAAACAATCAACCAGCAATTGGTTGCTATTATATAATGTACATTCCTTAATAATTTAAAATATAAATAATATGTCTTGTAATCCAGGCAGTCCTTGCTACAACACAACATCATCTTCTTCAGGAGATCCTTGCAATCCTAATAATGCAGTTTCCTGTGAAACAGTGATTTACAATGGTCCAACACTTCCTACAACAGGAATTGACACTTGTACAAACCTCTGTGTTGCTCTCCAGGAGATAGATAATACCATAAGTCAGATAGTTTCAGGATCTAATATAACAGCTAGTAATGGCCTTACAAAAGTGCTTAATGATATCCGCTTAGGTGGATCTCTTACACAATCAACAACAATTGCTACAGGGCCCTTTGATTTAATTCTTACAGGAATTGATGCAGGTGCTCCTACAGATGATCTTCTTGTTCTTACACCAGGAGGTATTGTTAGAAAGGTGGCAGCTTCCTCACTAGCTCCTACAATCACTCTTACACCAAACACAGGTCTTGATTGGACAGATGCTCCTGTTAATACAGAACTTAGAACTCTATATAACACACTTGTTAATGATAATGCACAGAGCATTCCTTTAGGTGGTGCTCCTTCACATCCTGCTTCATATTGGAAAACAAGAACATTTGTAGAGATGTTTGATGAAATCTTGTTCCCTGCACAACTTCCTACATATACAATTCCTACAGTTCAAATTACTGGTATTACAGGTGGATTGTATGAAGTGGGTACAGCTATTCCTATTAATGCTACAGTTACAGCAAATAAATGGGATGCTGGGGCTTTTGCTACATTACGTATGTTAAAAACAGTGAATGGAGGTTCTCCAACAACATCACCATTAACTCCAATTACAATAACACCAGAATCAGCATTTGGTCAAAACTTCCCACCAATTACTAATCCTAATAGTCCAAATATTTCATATTCAGCATCTTATACAGATGCTTTATTTGCAATACCAGCACCTTCTTCAGGAAGTTCTAGCACAGTGGTATTCCAAGCTAATGGTGATCATGCTGCAGGCTCTCCTAAATTTACAAGTTTGAACGTTGCAGATACTAGAACAGCTGCTTGTGATACAACAAGTGCACCACAATCAAGCTGCACAACATCAAGTGCCACTTATACAATCACTGGTATCTATCCTATCTTCTACGGAGCTATTGATAATCCAACAAATACAGCTATTGTTGATAATGCTAGTATTGCTGTTGATATTGCAACAGGAGGATCTTCTGGAAGAACTTCTACAAAACTTCCTCTTGTATCAGCTACAGGAACAATCACTATTCCTTTTACAGCTAACTTAAACCAAAAGACTTTCTGGATAGCAGTTCCTAATGTTGGTAACACACCAAAAACTAAATTCAAACCTTTGTGGGGTTTACAAATTGAGAATACATTTGGCCCATTGAATGCGTGGGATGATTATGGAACAGTGAATGTAAACTCTCCAACAAGTCTTTGGAGTGGAATTTCATATAGAATATACAGAAGTAATTATTCAACTGCAACTGGTAACCCTGGAAACTTCCAAATCTATTAAAATCAATAATACATGTCAGTAATTATTCAAGATAATTTTAGTACAGCAGCAGCTAAACCTACAGATGCTAGATATGGTCCTTATAATAATGTCGCTGCTGCACAATCTGCTATTCCTCAAACTTATAGATACAAAGGACTTACAGTAGGAGTTCTTAATTCTGGTGTAGTTGAAGAATACTGGTGGGCTAATGGTGTTACAGATCCTGATCTTGTTCAAAAAACAGCAACAGGAAACGTAACAGGAATTACACAAGGAACAGGTATTATTGTAGACAATACAAATCCACAAATACCAGATATTTCTGTTGACACATCATATGTACAAGTTGTTAGCAATCTATCAACAAGTGTTCCTACAGATGGTACATCTGATGTTAAATATCCTTCTGTAAAAGCTGTAAAGGATTATGCTGATGGATTGGTGGTTGGTCTTTTGAATGATAGAGGAAACTGGGCTGCTGGAGCTTCTCCAGGAGCCTATCCTACAAATCCTCCTGCAACAGGAAGTGGTCCTGCAGGAGCTATTCTAAAAGGTGATATTTGGTTTATTAGTACAAATGGATTTTTAGGAACAACAGCTGTATCAATAGGAGCAAGTGTAAGAGCTCTTGTTGATAGTCCAAGTCCATCAACAGATGCTGACTGGGATATTATAGATGCTGGACTAGGCTTCACTCCAGAGAATGTAACTAATAAAGTTTCTACAGGAGCTAATGTTAATGCTGATCCTACAAGCACTTCTAAATATCCCTCTGTAAATGCTCTTGTTGAATATGTAACAAACTATTCTCCCACCCCCACCACTCCTGATCTTCAAACAGTCACTGGTGCTGGATATACAACATCAGATCCTATACAAGCAAGTTCAATTGGTTTTATTGACCCTACATTCTCAAACTATGCAGTTTTCTATTGTGAAACAGTTGGACTTGGTAGTAGAATTAGATTAGATGATTCTTTTGCAAGTCCAAGACTTTCATTAGACACAGCTGGAACAGATCTTACAGTTTGGGCAAACACTGGTTCTACACAAGCAATATTAGATTTTGCCTCTGTCTCAGGAACACAAACATATACATTCCCTAATGCTACAGGTACAGTAGCCCTAACAAGTGATATAACATCAACATTATCAAGTTATGTTCCATATACAGGGGCTACGAATAATATAGATCTTGGGATATATGGCATTAATGGTCTTGATGGATCAACTAACACTTACAGTGTTCTACCAGCTGGACTAAGTTTTTCTGATACAGGATTTTCATCTTCAGTATCAATAGATAAGGTTAGTGTTACATGTTCAATTTCAAGTGGACACGCAGCTATAAATGTATCTGGAACTCCTCAAGTTGGAGCTTATTCTAGTGGAGGTTATGCAATTCTCACTTTAGATACAGGAGGTGAAGGATTATTAGCATTTAACAACGGTCTTTCTATCTCATCTATAAAGTGTAATAATGTTACTGCAGGCAGAACTTTACAATTACCAGATTCTACTGGAACGCTTTTAACAACAGTAAGCACTAGTGCTGGACCTTTAACAACAGGAGTGGATGGAAATGTAACAATTCCTGATGCAGATGCTTCTACTACAGGATTAATAACAACAGGATCACAAATTATAGAAGGTGCTAAAACATTTACTTCAAATTTAGCAGTTGAGCAAATAGAATTTCCAATATTAAAAATAAATACTACATCAACGACTCTTAATGGAATTTCTACATTGGGTTATCCAAGTATTGAATTAAAGCATAATAGTTATAGTGGTTATTTAAATACAGGAATCGTTGGTGAAATTGCACTTACAGATAATGCCAGTTTAGTTAAGGGACTTATTCAATTTAGAAAAACTTCATCTACTTATGCAAATCTTGTTATATTTCCATCAGTAACAACTGGAAATAATGTATTAATTGGAACATCTACGGATTCTGGAAATAAACTACATGTAGAAGGAACAACAAGAGTAACTACATCTTTACAAACACCTATAGTTCGTGGTAATACTACAGCAAGTGGTACACTTACATTACAGTCAACAAGTAGTGGGACTAAAGGTAAAATACTATTTGGTACATCAGCTTATGATGAAGCAAGTAATGCACTTGGTATAGGTACAAGTACACCTGATGCATCAGCTAAAGTACAAATAGATAGTACAACACAAGGATTTTTGCCACCAAGAATGACTTCTCTTCAAAGAGGTAATATATTATCTCCTGCTGTTGGATTAATGGTCTATCAAACAGATGATGACCTAGATGCAGGAAAACCGAAAGGAGTTTATGTATATGATGGCACTACATGGAGAAGATTAAATTGGACTTAATAAATAATATAATAACATGGCAGTAGTAATACAAGATAATTTTAGTTTAGCAGCTGCAAAGGCTGTAGATAACAGATATGAGAAAGTTAGCTCTGGAGGTGTATCGATTCCTTATACATCTACCTCTGAAGCACTTTCTTCTATTCCTTTAGTGTATAGACATATCGGTCTTACAGTTGCTATTGATAATGGTTCTGGTGGAGCAACTGAATATTGGTTTAAAGATAATACAACAACGCTTGTTCCAAAAAGTGGAGCTGTTGGGGGTGCTAAAAATGGATTAACATTAGATACAGGTGATGGTAACATAAAGCTTGGTGGAGCATTAACAGAAAACACTGTAATTACATTAGGTGTTCCTTTTAACGCTAATTCATTAAATCTATTTGTATCACCAGTTTCTACAGCAACTGCTCCTTATCCAAACCCAGTTACTACAGAATCTCAAAAAGGTGTATTCTCTTGCTTCTCTCCCACAAAGTTTCATAATAATGTTTCCATTGGTGGACTTGGGGTTTCAGATAGGTACAGTTCTCCAAGTGATGTAAATACACAACCTTTGTTTATTTACAGAGCTGATGGTATAAAAAACTCTCCTGTTTGTGTTTCTTCATATAGTTTATATGAAGCTTTTGGTAGTTCTATTTCTAACTTTGCAGGTACTTCTACAACAGTAGCAGCAGCTTTTGATCAATTTGAATGGTCTGCATCAGTAGATGTTAATTTATCAAACATTAGTGGATTAAATAAATCAACAGCAACATTTGCTGGAAATAAATCCTATTTTGTATATAGTTCTCTTTATAGCACTACAAATGGAAACATGTCTGCTAATTCTGCTCAAGGAGTTTTTAAAGCAAGAAGAGTAACATATACAAATGTTTCAAGTAGTGGAAATACATTAACATTACAACCATCAGCAACTCCTGCAGCTGATCAAGTTTCTACAGGAGATAGTGTAGTTGCAGATGGTGTTGGTACATGGCCTGTAAATGTTAGGGTGTTAGTAGTCTCAGGAAACACCATCACTATGGATTATTGGAATGGATCATCTTATGTTCCATACACACCATCACCAGCATTAAGTGGAGCCACAATACTTATAGGTAGAAAAGGAACATTATCAGCTTCTCCAAATAGCATAGATAATTTTATAAACTACAGAGCAATGACCCCTGTAGCAGATCAACAGCTTGGGTATAGAGGAACATTAGGTAAGGTGGTTGGTTTGCAGATAGATGACTTAAGAACTGGTGTAGGATCTACTCAAAATCCAGCTTTACAAAAATCAACAGGAACCTTAAGTAATTCCTATGGAATCTTACAACTAGGTGAGTTAGATAAGAACTATTTAGCAGGACCTTTAATTATTCCAAAAGCTGGTAACGTAAGTGCTGTAAACAAGTCTATGGGAAGCCTACAACTAAATGGTACAGGTTCAATAACTATAAATACAACTGCAGCTAGAGCAGCTAATAGTATAGTTTTTGTTAGTTATATGTATGTTCCTAATCCTGGAAATGCAGGATTTATATATGTCAGAGACACTGAAATATCAGATGGGTCTTTTATATTAAGATCTACAAATGCAGCAGATAACAACTATGTAAACTGGTGGATCGTTGCAAATTCACAATATTAAAACCAAATAGTATATGATAGTAACAATTACATTAACAACAGCTGGAGGTGATACAGGACCTTTTAATCTATATTCTGATGCAACTTCCTATCTATCAGCTTTTGATACAAACATTGCAAAAGCAGCTCTTTTAGCAGGATTCACTACATCTAACGTTCCTAATGGAACAACTGTTATTAGAGTGATATCTACAGGAAAATGTACAAACTATATAGATATTCCAGTGAATGCTCCTATACAGTGTGAGGAATTTATATTCCAGGCTGGAGATTCAAAAAATAACGTAGTAACATATAAAGACTGTGCAACAGGAGTGTTATCAACAGTACCTCTTAGTAATGGAGAAGTTGCTGTTAAATGTGCTTATAGTGATATATTTAGCTATCCTGTATTTACAACTGGTTCTGGTACAATAGACACAAATGGAGCCTGTGGAGCAGCAAAAGGATGTACTCAATATCTATTGTATGCATTCCCAGGAGATGGTGGTGCTACATTTAGATATGTCCCTTGTGGAGATACATTTAGCATTGAGGTCTCTGTGACTGATGGAGCTACAGATGTAATATGTACAAATCCTGTATTAATTCCACAATTGGTCACTGGTAATGGTTCTGCTACAGATACAACGCTTGGATGTTCAACTACCACTACTAGTACATCATCAACTACCACATCAACCACCACTACTCCTCCATAATATATTAAAAACCCTGTTTTGTTGGTTTTACAGGAATGTTTTCCCTTAGTGTTTCTACACTGGGGGTTTTTATTTATAATGATATTAGTTAACCTATATAATTAAATTAGTTAAAATAATTTGGTTATTTTAAAATATGTTCCTACCTTTATGTGAATTTTAACTAATAAAACTACACATGTCAGATCAAAATCTACTATCCCAGCTTGAGCAAATGCTTCACTGGAAAAAAAGCAAGAAGGTATATGCTGAAAAACTAGGAGTTACAGAATCTGTTGTTGAGGAACTATTAAAAGAATTAAGAAAAAGGGAAGATGTTGGAAATGAGGCTGAGAGTGGGAACTACATTAGCCTTCTTGAGGAGATGGTTGTAAAAGTGAACAATGAGAAAGGAACATTAGAATCCACAATAGAAACTACATTTGAACCAAAGGATGATATTGAACTAGCTAGATTGCACAAGATTAATCTAGACAAGTATAAAATCTCGAACTACTGGACTAAGCAAAAGAGTAATGGTAAATTCACTTCTTCTGTATTTGCTACATTAAAACAAGCAAAAGACTATAGCCCAGAGGACTTTGCTAAGTTTCTTGAGAACTATGTTCCTAATAAGGTGGTTGTTGAGCATCAAATGGATGTAAGTGATTTAGAAAGAGAGATTGTAGATATAGAGATTTCAATAGCTGATTTCCATTTAGCTAAGAAAACATTAGAAGGTGAGGATATAGAAACTAAAAAAGAACAGTATTTATCTGTTCTTTCTGATTTAGTGGGTAAGATAATGAGGAATTTTCAGATTGGTAAAACTGTATTTCCCATTTCAAATGATTTCTTTCATACAGACAACTATCAGAATCAAACCACAGCAGGTACTCCTCAGGATGTGCTAGTAGGGTATGATCATGAGTATGAAGAAGGATTTGATCTTCTTGTAGAAGCTATTTCCTATTTAGCTGCTGTATCTGATAACTTAGAAGTTATCCTGGTTCAAGGTAATCATGATCGAACTAAATCATTCTATCTCGCACACGCACTAGAGGTTTACTTCCAGAGCAACAGAAGAGTGTCTTTCCAAAGAGAACATTCTACCACTAAATCTGTCTTATTAGGAGATACATTCATTGGATATCATCATGGAAACTGTAAGATAGATGAGCTCCCTTTACTGTTTGCTACAGGGAAAGATGCTTCTAAGTTTGGTAATGCTAAGTATCGTGAGATACACACAGGAGACAAGCATCACTATATGGCCAAAGAAATAAAAGGTGTAAGAATCCAACAAATGCCTAGCTTATCAGGAACTGACAGATGGCATTTAGATAATAACTATGTTAACAATATAAGAGCAGGAATTGCTCTTATTTACGATCCTGTCTATGGTAAAATTTGCGAATTTGAGAGCCGCATATGAAATATTATTTATATAGACATATAAGACTAGATAAAAACGAAGTTTTTTATATTGGAATAGGTACAGTATTGAATGAAGTAAAAGATCATTCAATATATTCAGAATATTATAGAAGAGCATATTCTAAAACAAATAGAAATAGATATTGGAAAAATATAACAAATACAACTAAATATACTATAGAAATCTTATTTGAGTCAGACGATAGAGATTTTATAATAGAGAAAGAGATTGAGTTTATTAAACTATATGGAAGAAAAGATTTAAATTTAGGAACTTTAGTTAATATGACAGATGGAGGAGAGGGAACAGTAGGAAATATAAAATCAGCAGATACTAAATTAAAACAGTCTATTTCTGCAAAAATTAAGATGGTTGGTAGTAGAAAAGAAGAATGTATAAAGAGATTAAATGATTATCATCCTACAAAAAGAAAATTTGGCAAACATCACCCAAGAGCTTTTATAGTTTATCAATATGATTTGCAAAATAATTTTATAAAAGAGTGGGAAAGTTTAGCAGATATAAAAAGAATTTTAAATTATAATATACCTCATATATCTCAATGTATAAATAATAAAAGAAAAACAGCTTTTGGGTTTAAGTGGTATAGAGAAAGAATATAATTATGGCAACATTAAGAAAACTAGTAAGTGATGTACGTGGAATGCACAAGTTGCTTTCTACAGACAGTCTAATAACAGATAGGGTGATTGCTTCTGAAGTCAGAAACAACTCCCTTCTTCTCATTAAGAGAGAAACTAACCTCAGAAAACTCTGGGCCACTTCTACTATCTTTACCACTCTTCCATGTCTGGAAATGATGGAAGTTCCTATTTCGGAATGTTGTGATTATGTAGATTCTTGCATGGTGGCTAGAAGTAAATATAAGCTCCCACGCATAGCAGAAGGAAACTATCAATACCTAATACAAGGTGTTTATTCAATAAACGCAATGAGTGGTTCAGGTAAGAAGATTAAAGAAATAACCATCAATAGATATATCAACCTACTCAAACTCCCCATCATTAAGAATGAAGAATACTATTGGATAGTGAATGGGTATTTGTATGTAAGTAATCCTCTTCTTCAAGCAGTTAGAATTGCTGCTCTATTTGAACAGGATGTTCCTAATGAAATCATGTATTCTGATTGTGATTGTGGAAGTCCGCAGGCTAGTGTAGAAGATCTTTGCATGAATCCTTTGGATAAACCTTTTGCTCTCCCAGGATATCTTGAGAAGCAAGTTTTAGAGCTCACATCTCAAAAGCTCCTATCTACATACTTTGCTATTAAAACAGACATTACGGATGATGGTGTTGATGGTCAAGCACCAAATGCACCAAATGTACGTTAATGAGAGTTAAAGTTGACTGGAGATCATCAAGTAGGGAAAACTACAGGATCTT